TTGTCTTTTGAACCCCATCCTGTGACAAAAGACCTTCCGATTCTAAAAAATGAGAACGCAATTCGTCGTTCCGTAAGAAATATAGTAGAAACTATCCCAACAGAGAGATTTTTTAACTCTTTGTTGGGTTCTGATGTAAGAAGAAGTCTATTTGAGTTCGTTGATTTTGGTACTGCATCAGTGATTCAGGATCAAATTGAAATTGCAATTAATAATTTCGAAGATAGAGTCGAAAATTTGATCGTTCAGGTAGATCCAATAGCAGACGAAAACACATTTAATGTAACAGTCATATTTGATATTATTGGTCAAGAGTTTCCGACACAAGAATATTCATTCCTCCTAGAGGCAACCAGATAAAATGCCTTTTACAAAATATACAAATTTAGATTTTGATCAGATAAAAACTTCTATCAAAGATTATCTCCGTGCTAACTCTACATTCACGGATTTTGACTTTGAGGGATCAAATTTCTCAGTTTTAATTGACACGTTAGCATATAATACTTACATTACTGCATTCAATTCGAATATGGTTGTGAATGAATCCTTTTTGGATTCTGCAACTCTTCGAGAGAATGTAGTTTCTCTGGCTGGTAATATTGGATATGTACCTCGTTCCAGAACCGCATCAACGGCACAAATATCATTTAATGTAACAACTAGCACAAATACTTCTACACTCACCCTGAAGGCAGGTATAGTGTGCGTAGGGAGCACTAATGATACTACATATACGTTTGCCATACCAGAAGATGTTACGGCAAACGTAGTGAGTGGTACAGCTTCTTTCAGTAATCTTAATGTTTATCAGGGAATATTCCTAACCAAACAATTTCAATATGATGGTTCTTTGGATCAAAGATTTGTTCTGAATAATTCTTTTATTGATACATCGACACTTAAGGTATACATTAAAAAAACAGAACAATCCGGACTTGGTATTGAGTATTTCCTTTCAGAAAATATTTTTGATATAGATAAAAACTCTAGAATTTTCTTTATTAATGAAGTTCAGGATGAAAAATATGAATTAAGGTTTGGTGATGATCTTATTGGTAAAAAATTAGGAGATTCTGCTGGTTCTGACGGAACTATAATTACTGCCAACTATATTATTACTGATGGTAGAGATGGAAATGGAGCTTCTAGTTTTTCATTCTCAGGAACATTGGAAGATGCATCTAATAATATTATTGATCCAGGAACTGTTACGATTACTACTAATCAATCATCAATTAATGGTGGAGATATTGAACCTGTAGATTCGATTAAATATTATGCTCCGAGATTGTACTCGTCTCAGTATAGAGCAGTTACATCAAGAGACTATGAAACTATCATTAAAAAAATATATCCAGATACAGAGTCCGTATCTGTAGTTGGTGGTGAGGAAATGGATCCTCCACAATTCGGTACAGTTCAGATCAGTATTAAACCAAAAAATGGATCATTTGTTTCAGATTTTAATAAAACACAAATTTTATCAAAATTAAAGCAATTTACAGTATCTGGAATAAATCAGAAAATAACTGACCTCAAAATTCTTTATGTTGAGCTCAATAGTTCTGTTTATTATAATTATTCTCAAGTATCGAGTGCAGATACATTAAAAACTTCTGTTACAAATTCTCTTCAAAAATATTCAGAATCTTTAGATTTAAATAAATTTGGAGGTAGAGTTAGGTATAGTAAAATTCAACAAGTTATTGATAGCACAGATACTGCAATTACATCAAATATTACAAAAGTTATTATTCGTAGAGACTTAAAACCTGTATTCAATAAGTTTGCACAATATGAGTTGTGTTATGGAAATCAATTTCATGTAAATACTAAAGGATTTAATATAAAATCTACTGGATTTAAAATTTCAGGTGAAACAGATACGGTTTATATTACAGATATTCCAAATGCAGATTTAAAAACGGGTATTTTATCGATTGTAAAGCAAGTATCTGATGAAACAAGAGTGATAGTAAAATCTGCAGGAACTGTGGATTATCTAAAAGGTGAAATAATTTTAGGAACTGTTAATATCACATCAACTTCATTGAGTAATGGATTGATTGAAATACAAGCATTTCCAGAATCTAATGATGTTGTTGGACTAAGAGATTTGTATATCTCATTAAACATTTCTAAAAGTACAATAAATATTGTCAGGGATGTAATTGCTTCTGGGGATGAAATATCTGGAACCAGATTTGTTTCTGACTTCTATACATCAAGTTATTCAAACGGAAATTTAGTAAGAAAGTAATATGATACAAACTGGATTTGAATCTAGAATTAAAGTACAAGATCTTATTGACCATCAACTTCCAGAGTTTATCTTGGAAGAAAGTCCAAACGCAGTAGAATTTTTAAAGCAATATTATATTTCTCAAGAATATCAAGGTGGTCCCATTGATATTAGTGATAATCTAGATCAATATTTAAAATTAGATAATTTAAAACCTGAAGTTATTGTAGATAGTACAACAACTAGTAATAGTGTATCATCTACTGATACTACTATTAGTGTTTCTAATACAAAAGGATTTCCTAATCAGTATGGACTTCTTAAAATTGATAATGAAGTCATTACATATACTGGAATTACTACGAATAGTTTTACTGGTTGTGTGCGCGGATTTAGTGGAGTAACCGATTACCATCAAGATTTGAATCGTGGAGAACTTGTTTTTTCCACATCGACAGCAGCAGAGCATTCTAACGATACATCTGTTCAGAATTTAAGTTCTTTATTTTTAAAAGATTTTTATAAAAAACTGAAGTATACTTTTACTCCAGGATTGGAAAACATTAAATTTGCAGATGAAATTGATGTTGGTAATTTTATCAGAAGAGCAAAAGATTTTTATGCTTCTAAAGGAACAGATGAAGCAATAAAAATACTTTTCAAAGTTATTTTTGGAGAAACTCCTTCGATTGTAAATTTAGAAGATTATTTAATCAAACCATCTTCTGCAAATTATGTAAGAAGAGAAGTTGCAATAGCAGAAGTAATCTCAGGAGAACCCTCAAAGATTGTCGGACAAACTCTTATAAAGACTACTGATGAGAACACAACTGCTTCAATATCGGCAATAGAACCATTTTCGAGAAAGGGTAAAACATTTCATAAGATTGAATTTTACATTGGAAATACTACTGATTCTTCTTCAGTTCAAGGAAATTTTGAGATAACACCAAATACAAAATTAATTGAAAGTGTATCAATAGGATCTTCCATTTTAACAGTGGATTCAACTCTAAGTTTTCCACAATCTGGAACATTAATTTCAGGATCTAATACTATTTCTTACACTGGAAAAAGTATTAATCAATTTTATGGATGTACTGGTATCAACGATATTATAACTACATCATCAAATATTAGATCTAAAGACACTTACTTTTCTTATGAAGATGGAGATACTTCTAAGAAAGTTGAATTAATATTGCTTGGAGTAATACAAGATTTAGTAGAAGAAAATGAAGACTTTAAAGTAGACGAAAATGATATAATTACAATTAAAAATCTTGGAGATAAGATTAAAAATGAAAATTCAAATTGGAAAGAGATTTTTGCAAATTCTTTTATATACAATACTAGTACAAGATATCAGATTGTAAATAATAGTACTAATGAGTTAGGGTCCACTATTGATAGATCCAGTTTAAAAATTGGAGATGAAGTTGAAATATTAGAAAGAGGTAGTGAAACTATAGTATTTTCTTCTAATACGCCATACATTCAAAATATTGATGTTTCAGAAAATTCTTTAACTTTAATAAACAAACCAACTTTAGATTCAAGTAAAGAATATGATGTAAGAAGAAAATTAAATAAAACAAAATCTTCCGGTTCGAATTTTGGGAGTAGTTCTGTATTATCGGACATTCTTAATGTATATGCTGATAAAGATGAATATGCATATGTTGCGTCAAATTCATTACCATCAGAAGAAAAAAATGGAATTGTAGATTATCGTCTCGATATTGAAACCGGTATTAAAAAGGTAAGTATTGCTAGCACTTTTAATATTCCAGAAATTTCTGGAGTTAACAATTTTTATAATATAATTGAATTTAATCCTTCAGTTCCCTTCTTAACAGGAGATAAAGTATATTATTTTCCACAAAATGAATCTTTGATTGGATTGCAAACTGGAAATTATTATGTAAAAGTAATATCTACAAATCAATTCAAATTATATACTACACCTTCTTTATTAGATTCGGACAGTAATGTAACTTTTCAGGTGCCAAATTCTGGTATAGGAACTCATACTTTTACCTTAGATTCCCAAAGAAAAACTGATATAGGAATACAAAAACTTCTAAGAAAATTTCCATTAGAAAAAAATATTGAAAATGGTTCCGGAACCTTAACAACTCCAGGAACTACTGGAGTGTTAATTAATGGTGTCGAAATTAACAACTATAAATCTAAAGATGTAGTTTACTATGGTCCTATTGAGGATGTAGATATTCTCTCTGGTGGAGAAGATTTTGATATAATTAATCCACCATTAGTTGAAGTTTCTACCGGTGCTGGCATTACCGCAAAAATTCAACCTGTTATTAGTGGAGGTTTTGAAAAAGTATATGTAGATTCGCAAGATTATAATATTGAAGAGATAACTTCTATTAATATTTCAGGAGGAAATGGTAGTGGTGCTGTAATCGAACCTGTAATAATTGAAAAACCTAGAGAAGTTTTATTTGATGCAGATGAATTTTCTAGTGGTGGTGGAGTTAGTGAAACAACTAACCAAATTTTATTTTTAACAGATCATAATTTCGTTAATGGTCAAGAAGTAATTTATAATTCTTTAGGAAATAATCCAATAGCAATTGGAACCGCAGGAAATAATATTAATCTTCCCACTAATTCTGTATATTATGTCGGTGTTACTAACAACAAAGCAATAAAATTATATAACACTTTAAGTGATCAGCAATTAGATATCAATGTCGTAGGAATCTATACAGGTTCTGTTGGAACGCATAAGTTCTCAACTCTTTCGTCTTCAAGACAAGTTTCTTATATAAAAGTAATTAACAAAGGAGAAGGTTATACTAATAGAAAACTCATTGCTCCTGCTATTGGAATATCTACGACACAAAACTCTATTAACTTCAAGAATCATGGATTTAATAGTGGTGAAATTATAGAATATGCAGGATCTGTTTCCGGAACTTTAACTTTTAAAAAGGGTGGTATTGCTGGAAAATTCTTTAATGGAAGTTGGAGATCAGTAATATCTACTGGCAATATAGGATCAATACCTCTTACTACGGCAAATGATAGTAGTAATGTAACAGGAACATCTGGATTACCAGATCCAAGTTATAGGTTTGGAGTGAATTTCTGGAGTAGTGTTAATTTTGGTAATAGTATAGGAGATTATTATGGATGGATTGGAGTAGGATATTTTAGACCAAGAGTATCTGGAACATATAGATTCTACACTCGTTCAGATGATGGAAGTGGTATTTGGATAGGTGATCTTGCACTTGAGGGTCAAACAAGAACAAAGGCTAATGCTACATTAGATAATGGGATGGGTTCTGGTCAAGCAGCAACAGAAAGATCAGCAACTATAGACTTAATTGCCGGTGTTTATTATCCGTTTAGAGTGGTAATGGAAGAAACTACTGGTGGTGATTCTTTTAGAATTAGTTATGAAGGTCCCGGTATAACAAAAACAACTGATTTATCGGAAGATTTTTATGCATCTGCTACAAAAGATGGTACTATTACTGGAAACTTTGGTGCACCAATTCCAATAGCAGGTGTAGAAACTACAAATCAATATTATGTTTTGAAACTTGATGATGATACATTTAGAATATGTGATGCTGGTATTGGAGGAACTATCACCTCTAATTTTGAAAGACAAGATTATATTAAATTTTCATCAAGCGGAGCGCAAGGTCAAGTATTCAAATATCCCGATATTTCTGTTTCGATTAAATACAATACTGTAGGATTTGGCACCACTACTCAACAAAATAATGATTTAATAGTAACTCCAGTAGTAAAAGGAAGTATTATTGATGCATATGTTTACGAAGCAGGAACTGGTTATGGATCTACAATTTTAAACTTGGAGAAAAAACCATTAATTACTATAAAGAATGGCAAATCTGCCCAATTAACACCATCTATTGTTGATGGAAAAATAGTTAATGTTTTTAAAAGTTATGTTGGAAGTGAATATTACTCTACTCCAGATTTAGTTGTTTCTGGATCTGGCACTGGGGCCGAGTTAAGAGCAATAATTAATAATGGGGAAATATCAGAAGTAAAAGTTCTGAATACGGGCATTGGGTATTCTGCATCAAACACAAAAATTGAAGTTGTCTCATCAGGAAAAAATGCTTTTATTGATCCACAAATAAGAAAATTAACTTTAAATGATAATATTGCAAGATTTACTACTGGAGAAGTTTTGTT